AAGAAACTTTTAAAATCAAATATTATCATCGCACACTTACGTCAAATATATAAAACTAATATGACTACCATTGCTATTAAAAATGAAAAAACCATTGAAAATACACATCCTTTCTCTTATCAGAATATATATTTTATGCATCATGGAGACTTATTTATGGATGATTCAAATATTATTAAACGTTATCAACAACATTACAGAGAACCTGTTTTTCAAAACAAAATTTCTCAAGCATATAAGTTAATAAGTTCTAAATTATTAAATAACATTACGGGTAATACGGACAGTGAAATTATATTTCATATTTTTTTACAGTTTTTATACAATAAAGATAATACTTCAAATACCCGTGTTAACATGGTTTCGTCATTTAAACAAACAATTGAGTATATTAACCATCTTGATTTTCAAAACTCATCTAACATTGTTATTGTTAAAGATAACTACGTATTATTCTCTAACATCTATAAAAATACAACAAAAAGATACATTAAACCACTCTCATTATATATGAGTAAAGATAAGTATAACAAGATTACTATATGTAGCTCAAAACTCATACCAGAATCAAACGAAATAAAACAAAATAGTATTTATATCTTTAATACAATATCTAAAAAAGTATTTGATTATAATTAGATACATCACAAAATAAAAAATATATGAAATACATATTTTTTATTGTTCCAACGCGGTCTCGATCCGCGGACCTTTGGCTCATAAGACCAATGCTCTAACCAACTGAGCTACAAGAACATAACCCGAATGGAAATTTGAATTCACTGTCACATATGTAAAATGCGCGTGTTCTACCAATTGAGCTAACCTGGTATAAAAAAAAGTTTAAAGACATTTTAGGTCATTTTTTCTCGGTTCTTTTCTTTTTTCATTTTTATCTCGGTTCTTTTCTTTTTTCATTTTTTCTCGGTTCTTTTCTTTTTTCATTTTTATCTCGGTTCTTTTCTTTTTCATTTTTTATCTCGGTTCTTTTCTTTTTCATTTTTTATCTCGGTTCTTTTCTTTTATGCGGTTGTCTTCTTCTTTGTAACTTTCTTTACAACCTTTTTCTTAACAGGTTCTGGTTCTGGTTCTGGTTCTGGCTCTGGTTCAGGTTCTGGCTCTTTTTCTTCATCACTATCTTCCACTTCAGTAGTAGAAGTAGTAGCAGGAATAGATGGTCCTTCTTCGTCTTCACTATCATTTACATTCTCAGCAATGGGTTGCTTGTTGATAGTATCTCTCTCATCAGTAGAAAGTTCAATGTGACACTTACCAAATATAGTATCTTGAATATGTGGCTTTACTACACATTGATTTAGTCTCCAGGTTACTCCCCATCCCTTTCCACCAAACCACAATCCACCACATTGAAGAACACATGCTACATTACTCTTTTTGGGAACAAAGTCCATTGGTGTCAAATTCTCGTTGTCACAAGGGAATATCAATTTATTCTCAGTATCATAAATCTCAATATTCCAACGACCATCATAATTTGGAACCTTGGCACGCATACTGGGTGCTCTTGACGTATCAATTTCACCAGATAGCTTATCTTTTGGATATTTAAGGAATGGGAAGAAATTATCTTCAATTACTTCACGAGACTTCTTTTTACCCCACCAAACTTCACTATTACTGACTGCATCATTCAAGATTTGTTCTTCAAACAACTTCAACTTATCAAGGAAATCAGTAGTAGGTTGAGTTTCATAATCGGCATTGGGAAATACAAGAGACATATTGAACTTGTTATCAGATTCACCTTTTTCATCGACATAATCGGATATACCCCAAGTCATTAGAAGAGGTGTTGAAATACACAACCCACGATTACTTTGTGTACTAATAAGTGCGACTGACTTTGCTCCACGATCACTGATACGGGGAGCCATATAACGAATACCTGCGGTATTCCACTCGTTATACTTTACTACAATTGGTGACTTTGACATTATGATTTTAGATAATATAGATTAACTATTTATACATAATAGTATGATGTGTCTTTAATTCAATTTTATAAATATATTAGCATAATAAGTAAGCTAATATAATTGTTTCGCGTTCTCTTAATGTATTTACACAAAAATGATATAATAAATAACCACTAATTAATATATAATTTATCTTATTAATATATAATCATGTCATCCTCCTACTCATCATCACTATTACATAACATCATTTCAAAACCACAATTAAAAAACACATTACAAAAACATGATATATATAATACTATTATGAAATCAGAATCACAAAAAACGAATGAACGCAAATCCAACAAAATATTGATACCAATTACATATGATAATTTTATTAATGGAAATATAAATCTGAGTGATTACATTATTCCAAAACTAAAAGAAGCAGCAAAAACATACAAAATACGTTCAAGTGGTAAGAAACAGGAAATTATAGATAGAATAACCAACTTTTTTTTACAAACGAAAGCATGTATACAAATTCAAACATGTTTTAGAAGCTGGATATGTCGTTACATGATTAGATTACGCGGGAAAGCATTATATAATAAAGAGATGTGTATAAACGATGCCGATTTTTGTACGATGGAACCAATAAAAGAGATACAAAATGATTATTTTTATAGCTTTACTGACAAAAAAGAATTTACATATGGGTTCGATCTTACTTCTTTAATAGAAATGTTTAAACGAAACAACAAAATGAACCCATATACACGAGAACCTTGGAGTACATCACATATGAATGAAATGATAACCTTATACAATTTATGTTTCATATTATGTGAAGGTTTTTCAAAAATGAATATACCGTATACACAAAATAAGACAAATATAATTAATAATCGGAATAGAAGACAAACCAGTCGGGTAGAGTATAATCCTATTACCAGACCTATTACTCGCGAAGAAGATTTAATCCGTTATACGAATATAGTGAATATCCGTAATAATACGATTGACAACAGGATTAACGAATTATTTATGGAAATAGATTTATTAGGAAATTATACAAATAGCGAATGGTTTAATAGTTTAGAACTTCGTGATTATATACGACTTTATCGTAAATTATATGAAATATGGTATTACAGAGGAGAGTTATCAAGAGAAGTTCAAAATAATATATGTCCGTTTTATTCCCCATTTGATGGAATATTTACACGCCCATTACTTCACAATGAAATACAATTACAACAAATTAAATCCGCATGTTTAATTGTGATTGAGAATATGGTATATAGTGGAATAAACGAAGATTATCGTAAAATTGGTACATTACACGCTTTGTCTGCTTTAACAAGTGTATCATCTGGCGCACGTATGTGTCTTCCATGGTTATATGAATCTATACAGAACTAAAATTTACAGATTTTACATAATTTACACAAAATAAACCAAGTTATAAGGGATTATCGTCTATTAATAATATAATATTTATAATAAATAATATTATACTGTAAATCACTTAAAAAGACATCCTATTATTATGTATAATCACAATGGTTAGAGCATCTAAGACTTCCGATAAAACTACTACTGAGACCAAGTCTCGTTCCAAGGCTGCCCCTAAGGTTGAAGCCGCACCAGCACCAGCACCCGAGCCAGTTGTTGAGGCAACTGAGTCAGAGCCATCTGATCCTGCTGCTTTTATTAATCAACGCCTTGCCGAGTTTTCTGCTAAACTCCAACAACTCACCAGCAATCTTGCTACCATTAAGACTGACTTCAAGACTCTTGGTAAAGACGTATCTCGTGTAATGAAGGCTGCCGTCAAAGCATCCAGCAAAAAGCGCAAGAGCAACAGTGAACGTAAACCTTCTGGATTTACCAAACCCACCCGCATCAGTGACGAGATGGCTAACTTCCTTGGAGTAGCTCATGGTACTGAGATGGCAAGAACCGCAGTAAGTAAGGAAATTCATAATTATGTTGAGAAACATAATCTTAAACAAAAAGACAATGGACGTTATTTCAGAGCCGACGCCAAGCTCGCCAAACTTCTTAACTACCACTATAAGGGTGATGACAAGAAGGAAATGCTTGGATATTTCAATCTTCAAAAGTACATGAAGCACCATTTCCAAAAGGCTGGTGACGCAACTTCCGCATAATTATACAAAATCAAGAAAAATAGAAACAATACAAATCAAGAAAAATAGAAACAATACAAAATCAGGAAAGTAGAAACAATACAAAATCAGGAAAGTAGAAACAATACAAAATCAGGAAAGTAGAAACAATACAAAATTTCAAACACACATAAAAATTTTATTTGTGTTTGAAAAGTAAAATACTTAAACGTAGAACTTATTATACTATATTATGATAAATCCATCATTAAATGAAAAATTACAAGATTACGCTAATAAAAATAAAATAAAACTATGTATATTAACCCCATGTTTTGGTGACATTTGTCATACTGGTTACGTGTCTTCATTATTGAAAACAGTGAATACTCTCAATAGTCTAAAAATAGAACATATTATTGAATTCTGTAGAAATGATAGTTTGGTTACACGAGCACGGAACAACCTTATTGCTCGGGCAATGAGTGACCCAGACATTACTCATTTCATGTTTATTGACAATGATATACAATGGGGTGCTGAAGAAATTCTTAAATTGTTATGTCATGACAAAAATGTGATAGGTGGAGTATATCCTATCAAAAAATACAAATGGGATAAAATATTACAAAAAGACTCTATTACTGGTGAATATAATAGTATTTCAAAGATTCAACAACGTAAAAACAAATCGGAATTAACAAATGCAATTTCTGATGATAATTATATCATGCATAATTTGGTAGATTATAACCTTAATTATTTGGATAAACAGATCCATGTAAAAAATAACACAATCAAGGTAAAACATATAGCTACAGGATTTATGTTAATAAAACGTAATGTAATTGAATCTATGATTAAAGCATTTCCTTCTACCAAATATACAGATGATGTTAATTTCTTAACTTCAGATGAAAATAAATATGCGTATGCATTATTTGATTGTTCGGTTGAAAATAGTACATATTGTTCTGAAGATTGGGTTTTCTGTAACCGATGGAGAAATATGGGGGGTAATATTTATTTTGATGTTACTATTTCATTAACGCATACTGGACTTGAAGACTATAAAGGTCTCTATATGTCATCTATCTTATAAAAAAATATGAAATGTATAGCATACTTACGCAAATACAAATCCTTCCGTTTCCATTATTTTATGTAATTTGGATGTATTCGGTTTTATTTCATTTGATATAATATTAAAATCCATATGCTTATATTGTTCGTAGTTCTTTCCATTAAACATTTGAAATATATTTATCAATTCACGATAATCTTTTATGTATTTCGTGTTTTTCATTAACCAAATATAAAATTCATAATGTTTTATATTATCGGTATCGCATTTTTCTTTGTATTTCTTATATTCATAAAACCATTTCATTGTTTCCGAAAGTGATGTAGTTGAATGGATATTATAATCTGTTCCTGAAATTGTTAATAACTCACAAAATTCTTTTTCAGATAAGTTTAAATCTTGTAAAATTTCATTTGTTTTGTATAGCGTGATAGTATGTTTCATCAAACTAAGATTACGAATAATATAAGGACAACCATACACAAACATATCCATATCATCACTCATGCATCCCCATGCTTTTCCTGATTTTACCATATAAACACATAAATCATCTGCTTCGTTTGGAGAATCAAAATAGGTCACGTTATATGCATCCATTAATTCTTTCACTTTCTTGATGTCTTCATCATATATTCTAACAAATTGTCGTTTTAGATTATTCATTTCAAGTTCGGCAAGTCGTCTCTCTTCAGAAGTCATGTTCGCTAATAATAAATGTAAATCGTTGTATTTTCGTTGTGCGTTTTTCTTTTCCATATATCGTTGTCTTAATAAATCCGTCTTCTCAGGTGGTGGCTTACCGTCAAATATAAATATAGGTGTAATGTTATATAAATTCATAATCGAAATGAATAAGTACATATTTTCCATTAAACTGCCCTCCCCTAAGAATTGATATAAATAAATACTTGTATCAATTACAATTGTTTTTCCGGATATTTCACGAAAGTGTATTTTTGAAATGCTATTTTTACAGCATTTTTCATGTAGAAATTTATTTAGATTTTTTATTCCCATATATTTGTGTATATTTTTATATGAAGTCATACTAATAACGCTTATTCAATTTTTCAATCATACCAACCACAACCAATACAATAAAAAAGCCGAAGCCTTTTTATTTTATAGTTTTTATATTTTTGTGTTATTTTTATTATTTTTGTGTTATTTATTCAGTATTTCCACGTAATTCAGCAAGTTCTGCTTGTAGCTTCTCAATCAATCCATCACGTTCTGCCATCTTCTCTTCTAATACCTTATTAGCAGCAACTAATTGAGACATATTTAATTCAGTTTCCTCTACTTCTGGGATAGGCTTGTGATTAATCTTAAATACAAAGTATCCGGGTACTTTGTCTCCGTTATCATTTCTTACCATAAATCTATGTGTATTTGAACCATCATAAAATCCCTTCTGCTTGAATTGTCCTGATGTATTTAGTTTGTCACGTAAGAACTTTGCATTATTATTATTGTACCAATAATCAAAGTGAATAAATGCTGATTTTACTGTTTGTCCGTCTTCAAGTTCACGGTCAATAAAATCTACACGCTGTACTTTACCCAGTCTAAGTTCATTTTCAAGTAAAGACTTCAAATTGCGTGGTTGAAATGTATGATAGGAGTTATCAACTGGATTATTCACATACATATTTGAAGGCAATATTGGAATATATACACTCTTCCAATCTTCATCTGCTAATTCCATATTTTCTGGCTCAGTTGTAACATCAGCAGTAGTTGTGGGTACTTCTTTCGGTTTTCCTGAACCCTCGGTTGCTGTTCTGATAGATAAATGTGTCATATTATCACCATTCTCCCAGTGAATAGGGAATTCAGTAACCACAGTTACGCTTGGTGAAACTGTAATACTATTGTTATTATTTAAATAATATTGTAATTCGCGAACAGCTTGTGTATTATACATACACTCCAAATCAATAAATGCGGTCTTTGTTACAATATGAGTACGGAGGCGTTGGTTATAGTTTTTTCTTTCAATAATGCGGACGTTGGAAACCTTTCCAATACGTAATGTTTCAAACAAATCAATCACCGATTCTGTATCATTATATTCAATAGGTAAGCTTACTAATTGAAGACTGGTATTTTTATTGTTGAAACTATTATCCCCTACTTCTGTGTTGTCTGGTTCGATAGACTGTGTTGTAAAATACACAATCGCACGAGAGGCAACTGAAGATTGAGAATATTGTTCTTGGATAACGGAAGACATTTTAAATTAATATACGATTAGTCGTAATAAGTTGTTATAAATAGTATAACAAATTATTTTTCAATTTTTTAGATTATTGAGATATTTCTCTTCTTATTTTCATTAATAATATATCTATTTCTGGTTCTCTACCCCTAATAAAATGGGTTAACTTTGCTCGTTTTGTTTCTTTTAATATCTGTTGTAAATCCAAATTCTGTTTAAATTTTGCGTCAATAGCATTGAACCTTTCTTCTCTATGACGTGGATTTACACCCACCTCATAAAAGTCTGAGTCTATCACAATTTTCTTTTCACGAAGGACATTATCTTTCGTTTTGCCCGTCTTTCCACCTGCTATACGTGCTAATGAAAGGTCTTTTGATATTTCAGTATCGCTATCTAATGAAAATTTTAAATAAAAATCAGGAAATCCCTTTTTAAATTGAGAACCCAAATAATAATGTTCTGCTGAGTTCCATCGATGGCCGTCTAATGTAAATGGTGCTATCCATGAATCGTCTAATTTTTTACGCCAATTCTTTAATTTATGTAATTTGTTGAAATCCATTATATTCACTTCTTGGATTTTTTCACCTGAACCTTTACCTGGGTATGGTTTTGAACTTGAATTATTATAATACATAAATAATACGTCTTTATCATACAAATCCATATTGTTATAATCATCTTCATCGTCTACTGGTTTTCCTTCATTCGCATCTAAACCAATTTTGGTTTTAAAATTACGCATATCTTGTATCATATAATATGGGCCAGCATTTCGCTCCATACATTTATTTATAATTAATGCCTTTATATCATAAGGTATTTCAGAAAACTTTAATATTCTCTTTTCTTTATAATCAATCAATGTATAATGGGAACCTGTATATGCCGCGATTATATAATAATCTGGTTTAAATCCGCCTTGTTTCTCTAACTCATCGTCATTTAATTGTCCGCATGATAAAACTGAATCTAAATCGCCGTCTGCGTATGCTGATTCAGACATTATAATGACTTTTACATTTAATAAACGTTCTAACGTGGATACAGCCCATGTATCCGCCCAATAATGTCGTGTTTTTATGAAATCTTTGAATTCATCCAACGTTTTGATATCTTTCATATATTCAAACTCTTCCATTAATTGTTTAATCTCTTTTTTGTCTTCTGATTTCTGTTTATATTGGTCGATTACTTTGTTGGCTTCATCAAGTAGGTCTTTGCTCTGTTCTCTGGTGATTGAACTTTTACTTCTTGACTTTAATATTTGAGCTGATTTTTTTGATTTTTTCATTTCGTCTTCCATCTCCTCATATTGACTATTAAATCCATTATATAACATCCTATATTGTTTAAATATTTCTTCATTCGCTTCACTTGATAATAGCGCACGTAATTTTTCGACGGTTGTTTTCTTTCCGATATGTTGATACGCATCACGTATTACAGCGAAAAAACAATCACCACTTCCCTCATTATCTATTATATTATAATTTGTGTTTTTCATATATTTTTGAATCCATAGTTGTTTGGATGAAGGTTTATAATCTCGTTTTATTTGTTCGCTCATTTCTTTATTTTCTTCTGTTAACGTTTCGATTGAGGGTAAAGGGTCCATAATTTCGAATAATCCATTTTCTAATTCCTTCTCTGTCTTTTCGGTGACATTGGAACGTTTTTCTTCTGGAATATCTACTGCCAATACGTCTTCGGTATCATAATTATCGAGGGTTTCCACATCACCCAATAATACGTCATCTTTTATTTGTATAGGCTCAAGGTCTTCTTCATCACTACTATCTTCATCACTATCTGTTATTTCAGATAACGTAACATCTTTCATCATTCCTATAATATAATCATCATCCACAAAAAATATCAAATTTCCATTATCGAGAATAAAATCACCATCTTCGTCCAGACTATCAATAAACCGATTACTATCTATTTCGACAATACCTATTCTGTCTTTTATCATATTATCTATAATCAAGTAAACTGAGAAATAGATTATATTGTGTGCCGAATATGTATGTTTTTCCTTTCCTAATGCGATTTCAATAGGAACTGTAAAATTGGATGTTTCATATCTTGACGAACAATGTTTCACGTCTTCTTTGTCTAATTGTTTATTTTCATTATAATTTATTTTAGTTGGATGTATTTTTGACTTTACCATACTTATGTATACTATAGAATATTATTTTTAATTCATTTACATGATTTTTACAGTAACCTAAATATAGGTTGATCCATGAATGTCAACTTATATTTCAAATCTTATTTCTTCTTTACAATATCCATCATATCCATAAACTTGAACTTAATTCGTGTGGTTAATCCGGGATAATCACTTACTTTGATGTTTGTATATTCGGTGAGATTATTCAATATAATATCCCAACTTGTATGTTGCTTGAATTCACAAATTAGTTCTGAAATAAAAATATATAGATTTTCAGTCAGTTCTTCTATAACATGTACTTGAGATGCTGTGTTTTTATTCACTTCTATCTTATCAAATATAGTAGTTGTCATTTTTAATATACATTGAATATTACATTGTTTTTTCTTGTATAGATGAATCAAAAACGTATTCATTGAACGACGAATATCATTTTGTTTGTTATTTTTACAGAAACCTTCGTAATCTTGTGTTTCATCTATATACGTAATTGTATCCAAACCTTCTATACAATCAATGATGAATTGTTCTTTACGTTCTTCAAAAATAGGGTATAATTTCGATAGTTCGACGTATAAATTAGCATACATTTCAGAATAAAATTTATTCTTAGATGCTACATCAAATAAATAGTTAGAACATTCCATGAAGTATGATTCATCATTTAAACTGGATAATTCGTCTAAGTATGATCTTAATAATTCGGTCTGAGTGTCATAGTTTTTTGATGACAATTTGTTTAATGACGCCCGAATATTTATCATAATTTTCTCATAATCTGTCTTCACGACAACTTCTTTTTGCTTAAATTCAACCACTTTTCCTGAAGATAATAATTCTGGTTTGTTATTTTTTTGTCGTTTATATCTTTTTTCCCTTTGTTCGTATTCGACTGTGCGAGTATTTATATTTAAATCCTTTAGTAATTTGTCGTATACAGATAACACATCGTCTGGTAATATATGTTTATTTAAGTTTAACGCTATATCGGTAAATTGGTCGAGAGTATAGGTTATCATCTTATTTAATTGATGTATATATAAGTGACAATTTTTTATATTGGTTTGTTCTCTATATTTTCTATTACGTTATATTCTCATAAATCATTCATAAATATAGTATAACATGGGGTTTATTCAATTATTCAATCTAAATAACCGTCCTATTATTCCTTCACTCACACTTGACGTAAGTAATCAGAATGTACTATTACATACACCATTTCAAAGAGAACAAATCCAGTCATTTAAACTTCCTATCTCTTATTTAGATAAGTCGACTTTACATTCTCTTTCTGATATTGTATCCTCAGATTTAGAACTTATACAGTCTACAAATGGTTCTCAATCAGATAAATCCATGTATAATTATTTATTTAAACCATCACATTCATTTTCTCAATTATTAATACCTAACTGGGAGAAACAGTATACAACTGATATTGATTTTTTAGAAAATACAAAAACAATTATCAATCGTTTTGATATAGTTAGAGAACATTGTAATTATAAACTGGATTGTCACCGTATATTCGATATTTGGGATACCGTGAAACAAGATAAAACATTCCTTGAACGGTATAGTTATATTGACTGGGATATAATTAGAGATTTCAATCATTCATCCACATTTTTGCAATTTATGTCCTTTGTTAATATTTCATCTCCATTAATTAGCTTGATAATTCCCTTCCTATTTTTATTATTTCCGTTTATTCTCCTTAAAATACAGGGAATTCCTATTTCATTTACGTCCTATATGGATATGTTAAAGAATCTCGCGAAACACCATTTTATTGGGAAAACAATATCAGCAATGCAGTCATTTGGTTGGGAAAAAATCGTATATTTACTATTTACACTCGGTCTATATATGTTACAAATATACCAGAATGTGAATTCATGTACTCGTTATTATAATAACATTCAAAAAATAAACAAACTTATCATAGATTTACGTGAATATGCCGAGAACTCTATCAATAAAATCAATTCATTTTTAGATATTACGAATGATTGTCATGCATATAAACCTTTCTGTGAAGAAGCAAAATCACATCGAGATCATTTGATATTATTATGTGATGAATTGAATGAAATTAAACCATTTGAGAACACTGTCAGTAATTTCACGAGTACTGGGGTTTTAATGAAGTGTTTTTATCATATATATGAGAACCCTAACTATGAAAATAGTATCAAGTTCTCCATGGGATTTGAAGGATATATAGATAATATAAACGGTATTTGTGACAATGTAAAGAGTGGTAATGTATGTTTTGCTGATTTTGATATCAATAATAAATGTGAAATAAAAGAACAATATTATCCACCATTAATTAACGAGAACCCTGTCAAAAATACATGTAAATTTGATAAAAATATGATTATATCAGCTCCTAATAAAGCAGGTAAGACAACTATATTGAAAACAAGTGCTATTAATATCATATTCTCACAACAATTTGGATGTGGGTTCTATAAAAAGGCGAATATTATACCATATACACATATTCATTCTTACTTAAATATACCGGACACATCTGAACGTGATAGTTTATTCCAAGCTGAATCACGAAGATGTAAAGACATTATAGATATTATTATTGAGAACAATGACACACATCAGCGTCATTTCTGTATATTTGATGAATTATACTCGGGAACAAATCCAACAGAAGCAGAACAAGCAGGTAAAGCATTCCTGAATTATTTGTCCGATCATAATAATGTAACATTCTTATTAACAACACATTACAAGAAGATTTGTAAACATTTCAAACAATCAAAATATATACAAAATTATAAAATGGATGTCAATGTTCTCAATGATGGGAAATATGAATACAAATATAAAATTAAAAAAGGCATATCACATATCAAAGGAGCCATCCGTGTGCTTAAGGATATGGATTATCCAGAAGAAATATTATGCCAACTTGAATAATTTATTTAAATCCATACGTTGTTTACGATTATCCGAACACATAGATATACATAGTACTCCGGATACAATTAAAAATGAACCAAACAAACACTCTATATTCAGAGTCGTATTAAACAATAAATAGACTGCCAATAATGTAATTAATGGACATGAATAAATAATTGGGGAAACTATAGATGGATCATTATCTTTCAATACAGTTACTTGTAGTATATTTGCTATAAATAAACCCGAAACTGACACTAAAATCACCCAACATACATCATTGAAGTCTATTTTATTGTAGTCATCAAGTATTGATTGGTGGTTACAGCAACCCATTACAAACACACATATAAAATACGCTATAGATACAAATGCGAGCACAGAAGTTGGATGATATTTGTCTAATAAATGTTTATACATGATAGGTGATAACCCCCATATGATAGCTATCAAAAATGCTACTAATATATAAGTTTCCATTATACATTAGTATTAGATTTACTTTGTGAATAATATGATTTGTTCTCCTGTTTCCTTATGGGTTGTCACATGAACGTTCTTATTATACATTGGTAATGTTCTCTTATATGTAAAATATTTCTTAGTTATTTTATTCATATCTTCTACTAAATTTAAATTATTTGTTGTTTTGTCAGAACCATATCCAGAAACAATATAACATAATCTACCCCCAGGTTGGAGAACATATTCACATAATTGTATGGTTTTTTCCCAATATTTATGTAACCAATCTTCATATGTCTTGTATTTTGATGTACTTTGATTCTTTCCTTCGTATAATTCGAGACGATAATAAGGCGGACTGAAAAATACTACGTCGAAATGTTCTCTATATTTCTTTACAAAATTGGGTATATTCATCAATTCTTCGGATGGTTTACAGTAAATGTCTACCGGTTTGTCTTTGTAATTTTCTCTCGCGAATTTACTTGTTTTATCACACACACTTTTGATTACATCTGTTCCTACATATTCAGTTACCATAGGGCATTCCATAAATCCATAACAATATGAAGTCCACCCCAATGTAGGTGTAAATATTTTCGTACCTTTTAATAATCGATGGTTCAATGAATATACTAAATACGGGTTCATGATGGATGCTCTGAAATAATACGAGGAGAATACACTACCTAATCTACCATTATTCATATAAAATAGAGAACTTGGTGTCAATATCTTGTAATCTATAATGTTTTTAAGGTATAAGTCATTTAATACATCCATATAAGTAGGAATGTTCTCAATACCTGATTTTGTATTTTGTAATATATCTATCATATGCATACTTCGGATTGCATTTTTATACAAGGGTTCTTTGTTATTATCTAACTCATTTATTTTCATAAGAGTGAGAACATTGTGTATTTTTGGTTCCTTTATTCGTAAAGACATTGTATAAAAACGGGTTAAATATTCATCCCGGTTTTTAATATGATTATGCAATAATCGGATATCATCCATATTTATATTCTTTGATTTTACATATTCGGATAATTTTGTCAACTTATTTCCAGATTTTACTTGTGCTTTACTATAGAATTTTTCAAATGTATCTTTTTTCGTTGAACTTTTAAATATATCTAAAAACTCTTTTAATGATATATATTCTTTCATTTACAATAGGCTGATATATAATAATTTGGTAGGATATACAAAAGAAAAATGGGAGAACCCATTTGTCTAATTAATCTATTTTTCAATTTATATATATCCGGGTGTCCCATTCACTTACATGAGTTCTACATAACGGGCATGATTTGCATGTATTAACACACTTCACCTTATCCCAACAATCACCACAAAAGTAATGATTACATGTGGTTTTTACTGTTCCAATATTATAATTACTTACCCAGATTGAATCGCGATAATTAAACAACTGTGTTTGAATCGCATTATAACATATAGGACATTCATTATCTATTTCTTCTGGTTTGTGATTATATTTTTCCAATAATGGACGACGAATCTTCCATCTTTCATTTAATGCCTTTACCATTCGGGTTTTAGATAAGGTTAATGAAATTGGGTTCCAACCATATTTCGTATTTAAATTTGGATCGCCCATACCATCACTACTCTCAAGACTTTTTTCATATTGGTTATAAAACGAGATAAATTTCAGCTCCTTTAATGTATATGAATTGAAATCGGGGGATTCAACACACCAAAGATTGTTTATTTTAAATATTTTTCCTTTCATTGTGCTCATACATTGCGCTGTATGATGACGAGAACTATCACACAACATACAGTTTTGCTTGTCTTTTTTCGTAAGACGAGTTCTCTTTGACATATTAGTTATTTTATTATATGTTTGTTATTTTATTATGTATTTGTTTGCATAACATAAAGTAAATCAATTTTATATGTACGGTTCTACGAATAAAATTGAAAAACATTTTCATATACTATTATTAGTATACAATATGAGTGAATGCATTATCATATTGTATATTAAGATTCGATTCACGTATGGTCGTACGAAAAATTGAAAAACATTTTCATATACTATTATTAGTATACAAATACAAATAAAATGGTCGAAAGCGTTATAACAGGATTAATTGTGACATTTATCTTAGTATGTATTGTATATGACGTCTATTTAAATTCTGATTAAATAGACATCATATTATGGGCTTCTAACTTGGCCCAACGTAAAGTTAGACACATAAAGCGTGAAAAGCACAGGCGACTGTGTATAAAAGATAATTCACCTCATTCACTATAATAGGTACTCTCAAACATAATCGCTTACGTAAGGTTCCAGTGTGTTCACTTACGTAATTGTATTATTTGAATTGCTAGTTCCCGAGAAGCGGTAAAACGTAGGCTCGGGGGGTGATGTTAATTATTTGGGTCATATATATTACCCCGTTCCCTTTGTGTAATTGAATAGATTAATAATTATTATTAAAAAGTTCAATGATGCGGAATCTTGTTTAGACCTTGCACAAGATTGATATTACAGGTATACCCTATGTTCTCCCCATACTGGTATACCGTCAAAACCGTCTCGACAACGGAAAGCAACCAGAGGACGCTCTGAATAAAACCAAAACCAAAAATAATAAAAATAAATATAGTGCTTCTAATCTGGCACGACAACAGTGGATATAAACGACAAAAGTGGATGTTAAGAACATGGGGTAAGCCTTAGGAGCACAAAATGCCTTCCGTGTTAAAGTAAGATTAGCCGTAGATAGCGTGAAAAGCACATTCGACCGTGTATAAAAGATGATAATATCATCCGGACAATTTATTGCCCCGTTCCCTCTATGTAGTATTAATTTAATAATGACTTGTTTAGTTGCCAATTGTACGAATAGTAAATAGACTGATCACCTATAAACTATTTATATGATAACAATCAAAATGGGTTTATTATTAAAGTAATAACAATGCTGAATAATTAGTTTAGAATTTGTACTAATGTTTTGATAACAGTGTGGTATTAATTACTACGTTAATCACTCCGTCTCGACAACGGGAAACAATCAGAGGACGCTCTTTTTTTTATTTACATATTCTATTCTAAATTTAAATAATGTTATGCTGAAAATGTATAAAAGTGCAAAAAAGAATTGGTAGAGGAATTTGAAATTGGACATAAAATAAATGTCCAAAATGAAAATCCGCGATGAAGAATTTGAAAACAGGTTTTCCAGAAATACGTTTTAGACGTATAAGCAGCAATTTACATAGTTTCATGTTATTTTTTGTTAGCATAGAAAAATAAGTATATTATGTGATAAATGATTTAGGAGTATTTTCGATTAGTAATATATACGAATTATGCCTAAGGACAAAAACTTAAAAAAACTTTCTAAATTTAATTGCGATATTTGTAAGTTTAACTGCAGTAATAAACAAGATTATACACGTCATATTTTAACACGAAAACATAAATTACTAACAAATCCGAATGAAAAATACTCAAAAAACTCAGCTACATATAGATGCAATTGTGGAAAAGAATACAAACATATGTCAAGTTTATGTAACCATAAACGAACATGTAAAACGAATAACGAAAACGTACACGAATCGGTATCAATCCAAAATGAAGATACCCGTTATGAATTGTTAACAAACACTATTTTAGAATTGGTTAAGAAAAATGATGAATTAACGTCAAGTATCGTTGAAATGTCAAAGAATATGGGTAATAATACTGTGAATAACACGAATATAAACAGTAACAATAAATTCAATCTAAATGTATTTCTAAACGAGAAATGCAAGAACGCAATGACATTAAAAGACTTTGTAAAATCCATCAATATATCCATACAGGATTTCATAGAAACCGGAGAACGTGGATTTATAGATGGTATTTCAAATATCATCGTAGAACGGATAAATGAAATGGAAATCCATGACCGCCCACTTCATTGTACTGATTTGAAGCGTGAAACTGTATATATTAAGGATGACGACAAATGGGAAAAAGATGAGGATAAAGTGAAGTTACGTAAGGCAGTTAAAGGAGTAGCTAATAGAAACGAAAGAATGCGTCCCATATGGTATGATTCAACTCCTGATGTGGGTATAATGGGAACCGAAAACTACGAAAAGTTTTTTAAATATTCCGAATCATCACTTGGAGGATGTGGAAAAGAAGAAACCAGATTATTTGAAGATAAAGTAATGAAGAATGTTCTCAGAGAAGTAACGATTGATAAAGAAAAATCTATGGTAAATTAGATGGAAATAAGTATATTAGGTTGTAAAGTATGTATATATCTTATAATATTAATAATATAAAAGGTTTATACTATATATAATATAAGATGCCGAAGGTTAAGATTGATTATTCAAATACCATATTTTATAAGATTTTTTGTAAAGACCATTCTGTAAAAGAACTTTATATAGGACATACTACTAACTTCGTCCAAAGGAAATACGCACATAAACAAAGCTGTATAAATACAAAATCAGTGAACTATAATTGTAAAGTATATAAGGTTATACGTGACAATCTGGGATGGGATAATTGGACGATGGAAATTATTGCTTTTCATAATTGCGAAGATTTGTATTCCGCGAAGAAACAAGAACAACAATATTTTGAAGAATATAACGCAACACTAAACAGCATTGAACCTTTACCGCCACGAAAACCCAAAAAGGAAGTTGTCATCAAACCCCAGAAAGAAGTATTTTTTTGTTCTTCTTGTAGGGTCTATTTTAATACACGTAAATTGCAAGAAGAACATAATAAACGACCAAGGCATCTTAAAATGGAACATAACAACACCATTGAAATACCGAATCTGAAAGATGAAAAAAAGGCCTTAAAATTTAATTGTGAAAAATGTAACTTTACAAGCACCAAACATAGTAATTATGCTACACATTTAAATACACCTAAACATAAATTACTAACAAATCCTAATATCAAAATGCCATTACGAACCTATATTTGCGATTGTGGAAAAGAATACAAACATATGTCAAGTTTATGTAATCATAAAAGAACATGTAAAACACATAATACGATTGATGATACTCCAAATGCCCCATTAAATAAAGATATGGATATAAAAGTATTGTCGAATACAATATTTGAGTTGGTAAAACAAAATAACGAGTTCAAACAACTATTAATCGAACAGAATCAGAAGATGATAAGAATGTTCTCAGAGAAGTAACGATTGATAAAGAAAAATCTATGGTAAATTAGATGGAATAGTAAGTAAAATATTTATTTACTATTTGAAATTATGCGTTGATAGTTGGTGTACGGCGTTTATTGTTTCTTACAGTGGTGAATTCATCAGATTCATGGGTGCGTCTTGAATCATTACGTGTTTCGCACATTAATTCGCCACCAGATATACCAGTAACTGACATTGCCTTGTACTCATGTGACCCAGAATCGGGTTTTACAAGTTCAAACTCTACATATTCACCCTGAATCAAATACTTATATTGTGAATTAGTTACTTTCACAGCCGTATAATGTGTAAAAATATCTTTCCCATTATAATCCCCAGCTTCAGTTACAGTAATAAACCCATATCCAGCTTTATTATTAAACCATTTTACCTTTCCAATTACGCCAGTTTTAATTGTTTCTCCTATGGAACTCATAATACTATATTGTATACATAATACTCAAAAATCTTTTTATACCCTTTCATGTAGGTATAAATATATGAAGTAATTATATATTTATAAAATGCCTATGCGCAAGATGATGTCAATCGTGTTTTTATTATTAGTATTACTAATATCTTTAGGGGTAAGTGTGTATATGAACTCAGTCAGTAATTTAAAAGAAGGGTTAGATGACGACTCAATCGAAGCTGAAGGAGACGCCCCAATCGAAGCTGAAGGAGACGCCCCAACCGAAGCTGAAGGAGAAGTTCCACCTGTAACCGAAGGAGAAGTTCCACCTGTAACTGAAGGAGAAGTTCCACCTGTAACTGAAGGAGAAGTTCCACCTGTAACAGATGAATCCAAACCCGCAGCAGCTACTGGCGAGGAATCTACATTTGATGTCTCTCCAATGGAGGGTTCATGTACCGAAACAATGACTAATTATAATTAAACATGTTGAAAATAGCTGCATAATTCGGTATTTCTTCATATTTCAGGTTATATACATATTTTAAATAATTTTGCAAATTATGGTCGTGATTAGTAGAAGTAAAATCAATATTAGATATTTGTTTCATCTCTTGTCGTAATATGTTTTTATAGTGATATATACTTGTTTCCTCATATTCGTCATTAATACTTGTATCATCCCCAATATTTTCCCATGATAATTGTTTTTCATGTAAAAATAGATATAAATACCCAAGAGAAATAAGGTCATCCCGTCTGGATGATACAGACCCAGTATGAATATTGTAACTGACATATTTCGGACTCCCAATGATATGTTCGCTACAATCGTCAGGTACGTGTTCTCCATCTTCATCAATGAAAATAGTAGAAAATCCAAAATCAATTAAGTATAATTCACCGGCTTTTACCATAATATTTTGTGGTTTTATATCACGATGTATTACGCCATTATCATGTATTGATTTCAAAATAGTGACTAATTGGTATATAATAGAGTGTATTTTAGATACAGATAAATTTCCCTTAGCAATAACATAATCATATAATGAACATTCGTACAATGTCATAGCGAGGCAAGTGTAATGATTATGTATACCAAACCAAGAAACAGCAGGTATATTACGTGTATCTCGTTCATATAGATATTTAAGTATAGTTGTTTCATGTCGTAGTAATTTAATATTCGAGTTTATATCTTCAAATTTGATAGCTACATCGGTGTTATTTTTATAATGTTTTCCTTTATAAACCGACCCAAAATTACCATTACCTAATCGTTCACATAGATTATATCGTTTTCCTATTAATTCATTCATCTACTATTCCTAATGCAAAATGTTTATTATATTTACATAATATATAGTATATTAAGAATGGTATCACACAGAATACTGGATAATATAACAGATATAATAGGTAAATATTATGGTGTATTACCGACTATACTATTAATAGCCTATGGACTTATTTTTATGGGCGTAATCTACATTAATTCTGAATATTTATATATGTTTAAAACCATGATGCAAGTAATAGTCTGTATATTTTTAATTTATCGGTTTCATCCCTATCGTAATCACGTGCTACAAAAATACGACGCACAAATTATTTTTAGCAGTGCGATGTTTTTATTAGTGAATATAAGTGCTGTTGCGGTAGCAAATGAAATATTAACTCCAATTGACGATTCAATGACGATACTATCTGACATTCAAATGGACGAAGCAATTGCGAGTGTAGTGGAAGTAATGTAAATGATATGAAGAGAATATACTTTATATCATTAGAATATAGAATGGAAAAAACAGATAGTCCGAATATAAATCAAATTTTTGAAGATGCATTGAACGACCCTTCATTATTATCTACATTGGATATAGATAATTTATTAGAATCTATTGAAACTACAAAAAATGATTATCTTGATAACAAAACCACAAGTGATGTAGAACGTGAAATACAAGATAAATTGGACGAAATAGGATTATCCAAAGAGGAGAAAGAAATAGTCTTGGTAAAATTAAATGGATATAGGGTTGTAGACGAAGTACATGAATTACATAAAGGAAAAATGGTAAGATGGATAAGAAGCGGAACAAATAAGTTGACAAATGGAGGTATAGTAACTGATATAAAATTTTTAGATAATGGAGTTCATGTATTATGCATGAATAGCCAGCGAAGATTTATACAATATAAATATGACGATTGTTATACATTCCAGAAAATGAGTATTGAAGAACAATTGATACTTATGGCATATGAAGAACTATCGTAAATTTTTACGAGTAATATGTCCTATATTAAAATTCTTCTTCTGTGTTCGTCTACGTTTGGTAGTCAAATAAAAAAATTCTTTTAAATGATACATTATTTTTTGTGCGACAACAATGTCACGTTTTAAATCTTGAATCATAGGATTCCCATTCGTAATGTGATTGCGTGTTAAAAAATAATCAGCTATAAACCTATGAAGAACATGTGGTTCATTAGTAAATGTATTGTAAATATCCGAATTAACAAAGCGTTTTATAATGTCTTGAGTAGACAAATGATGAGTATATGAATATGGTTGAATATAATAAACGCGGTCAGATTTCATATCTTTATATTCATAATTATCTATAAAACATACCTCCGTTTTAATGGGTAACAGCGTACATTTAATAAAATCAGAAAAAGTTTTTGAAGTACTTGTTCTATTTGGTTCAATTCTTGTATTACCTATTCTAAATGCTCGTATAATTTTATCAAAAATAGGCGTATTTGTCTTTAATTTATAGTCAAAATAGGAGGAAATTAAATCAACCCAATTATATTTACATTGATTATTTGTATAGATATAAATTTGTTTGCATTGCCCTGATTTTTTCTTTTGTATTAAAAATTCAATAATATGTAATATGCCGTATCTTAAAAACTCGGGATATATGTCTAATAGTTTATTAAAATCAATAGGAACATATTTTTTTGTAAAGTGTTGTAATGCTGACCACAATATTTCTAAATCTGTAAATGAGCCGAGGGTTTCATCCAAGTCAAACGCAATTACCCTGCCATTTGTTTTTGAACGTTTTTTATTATAATATTTTCCTTTATGTAATTGTATTTCGTCTATAGTCTCTTCGTCATATATCATATACAGTAATTATTGATAAAAATGAACTCATATATATTTATCAATAGGATATTTATTTGCCAGTAGAACCAAATCCACCACTACCGCGTTCAGTAGTATCCTCTATTTCATCAACTACTTGAATATAAACCGGACACAACGATGGATGACAAACCTGAAGAAGTCGTGTATGTTGAATAACAGTATACGACGTATCTTCGCCTGATGGTAACCACCTAAATGCCCCAATCAGATTTCCTCTATATCCTGAATCTATCACACCAGTATGATTAGCAAGCATTAATGGTGTCTTTGAAATACTTGAACGTGGATGTGTGTAGAAACCACAACCAATTCTTGACATAGTTGCGGTGTCATGGTAAATCATTTTTGTTTTTATTTGCATATCAATAAACTTAGATTCAAAATGTTTATCAAATGTTACATCATCAGGAACGTACAAGTCAACGCCAGAATCAGGATAAACTGATGTAAACATTTTGTCATTATGTGCTTGACTTAGAGAAGTGTATTTCTGACGTAATTCAGAATTATCAGTACTAATATATAGGACTGCATAATTAGGTACACTATTAGACTGATGTAAATGTTTTCGGTATTTTGTTACCCCTGCCATCTTGTAATATAAGCCATTATCAAAGTCAGACATGATTATAATAATATACACGATTTATGTCTATATTATTTCAATAAAATTTATTTCATCTGCTTAAATTGTTTCCATGAAATAGCTTTCCCTTCCGACATGGGTTCTTTATCATGTTCTTTATCAAGATTATCTAATCTTTTGGTAGCACTATCAACATAAAGTTCTTTTAATATTTTTCCGACCATAACAGACCCTTCATGTTGGTCGACGTTAGAATCTTCAATAAGCTTTAACACAGTAAGGAGTTTAGTCATAATGGTTAAGTCTAACTCATCCTTGACAAGTTTATTAAATATATCAGTGTAATTTGTATACAAAAATTGACACTCGTTTTGACATATCAAACTAAACTGATCATTATCGTTATTTTTCATATCACTATGAGTATTTTTTAAAGTATCTAACTTGCGAATATCATCTCTCATCAATACACTATGTTTAAGACGTCGTATATTATCTGTATTATCATCACAATCAGATTCAGTAATCATCTTCTTTAAGTTGAGGCGTTCATCGTTTGTTAATACTGACATCACTAATAGTATTATTTATGAATGAGTTTTTATGTTGGTTTGTGACAAATAACTTTAGTAGGCAAAAAAGTATATGTATTATGTATAAAATGAATTGGGGATATATATTTCTTGCTGTGATAATATACATAGTTATCGTAGGTTGTTTATGTAGTTCTATACGTGTAGTACCCTACACTTCCGATAGAGCATATAAAAGTGTAACTGAAAACTTTGAAGAGTTGAACGCTACAAATAATTATATGACTGCGTTAGGAGAAACACCTGAACCTATTTCATGCAGAAAAGTACACGGATTTAAAGATTTACAATGCTGTCCTAATGCTAAGCCTAAACAAATAGCCGAGTTTGGTATTGTTAAAGGTAAGCCAAGGTGTGCTGATGGAAAACAACTTAATTCTTTTGGTAGAACGTGTTTGAATGAGGACCAAATTATCAAACGATTAAAAATACGAGGTGGTAATAATATAGCACCTGAATCACAAATAGGTCCATAAATAGTTTATACCATGTCAACGATATGATATAAAATTGATTCCAAAAATTACTTATATATTCTTAGTAATTAATATAATCAAGTCAAAATGACAATTACACGCGATACTAAATTTAAATTAGCTTTTGATAGTTTTATAAAAGATGTAATCGGAGTCACCGATTATGATTTGGAAAATCTCACAAAAAATAAATCAGAATCCAGACATATATATAGCTTTAGTATTCCAGAACAAACCGTAGTTATTGGGTTTATCGACCGTGATGGGGTTACTCATACCGGGAATGATATTGCGAATATGAATATTTCATCTGACAAAGAACAACTGAATATTGAATATATACCTGAAAAGAAATCATTTGAAACGCAATTTGCTGCTACATTTGACCCATACAAAGAAGAAGAATCATTTCCATCGTTAACCCCAGGACAACCACCCTACAAATACGCAACCAGTTATGTTGGTGTAGATAAGTGTGAAGTTAACGATGAAACTGGCAATATTGAAGGGAAAATATATGTTGTATATCATAAAAAACATATTCCTTATCATGTGGAACAAAACGATGGTGTATACGAACAGAAATATAGCGTATTACTTTGTAGGTTTAATCATACGCGAACTAAATTAAACATCGCCTACAATGACATAGATGAACTACAGGATGATTTGGTATATAATGAACGTCAATTACGAAAAGCAAAACGAGTATTATACCGCGAAACAAATAATCACACATTGAGTGAAAACAATCTAATTAATAAACTTCATGCTGCTTATAATATTTCAGATATAAAAGAAGAATGTCCGATATGTTACGACACTATTGAAAATGAAAAATTAATAATTCCCAGATGCGCCCATTATATATGCGATTCTTGTCATCCCCGATGTGACGAATGTCCTATATGTCGTATGAGCTATACTTCTATGGGTGTATAATTCTAAATTCAAATAAAAAATGATGCATAAATTGTATTTTTTATTCTACTTGTCTCCAAGTCATATATCCTTCATCGTCTGATTCTTCATCCGATAAGAGGTAATCAGTAGATTTCGTCCAATCGCACAACATTCGGCATATCATATACACACATCCAATACACATAATTGTACCTATTACAACACATACAACCAAAATTTGTTTTTCCATATACGATTCATATTACATCATCTTTATGTATTTTTTACATATTCAATCCACATTGATTACAGTACCTAATTTTCTGTGCGAGTTCAGGTGTAATATCAATATAATCTTCTATTATATCTTCATGTTTACAATTATTCTTTAAATAGTGGTTAATAGAAGATAAAATTGCGTTATATTCGGTTGTTCTCTGTTCTGTTGCCAAACGTTCAATGTGAATTTTTGCTTCAGCCATATGTAATATATCTTCAGTTGGCTCCATGGTTACTATAATAACATACATGATTTTTTTATATTATTGTATTATTACATAAATAGCATAAAGTTTTATGGATATACTATTATATTCAAATGGCATCATCTATCAATGGAATGAGACCCAAATCTGAAAATTGGTCGGTAGAACAACTTGTGAATTTAATTAATCAAAAACGTATTCGAAATCCGAAATGCCAACGACGAAAGAAATGGGGTAAACAACCAATTCCCAATTCTAAAAAATCAAATTATCATGATTATATAAAATTCTTATACGATACGTGTTATTCCGTAGAAGCAATCACTATCGCAAAGTATATAGAAGACAAAAACGAAATATACGTAAACATAGATGGTAATAATCGCATAAATGCTATAGTCTATTTTTATAATCACCCATTAGACATATTCCGTAATAATTTTCATGAACTTCGGTATTCAGGATCAAAACATAAAGCATTTATAGATATGTTATCAAATATAGATTATCCCACATTCATGGGAATAAGGCGAATGACTCGTTATATAAACCGCTTAAAAAATGAAGAATTAAGTATTTACTGGAAAAGTTTGGAAGACGATATGGTTGAATATATTGAAGATGAGGTAGAAATCGTGCAATCTGTATTAAAAATATCTGGTGGTGAGTTTTTCCATACCAATGTTTTTATGAATTTGGTTATATTTAATAATCCATCAACAGACCAATTATCTCAAATTTTTTCAAATATTAATATGAATAGTAATCCATTGTCATCAAACGATATATTAGCCGCAACCCTATTATGTGCTAACGATTTTAATCTTGATTTTAATCCAGGTTTAAAAACAGATTTATACAAACAATTAAATCAATATTATAATGAACGCCAAGAAGACGAGATATTAGAATGCTATCGCCCCGATAGTAGTGTGGAAAAGATGAACGGGACTGAGTTTTTGATATCATTTCAAAACTACTGTAGTGAAAAATATCAGTTAATACCCAATTTTGATTCAGATACAACTGACGGGATAGGTGTATTTCATAAATTATTTGATTTAACCAATATATTTTACGGATTACAACCAAATCATTTTACAACAGAAAATATCCAACATTTCAGTGAATCCATTATAAAATCATTAGAAGTATTAAGTTCAATCGTGAATAAGATTTGTCCGCCTACAATAGATTTATATCATTTTAAACAAGATTCGCAATTAACGTTGAAAAAGACACCACTAATTGTATTAATTGTAACTACCATTAAACTATTGGAATTGATGAGCGATAATAAAATATCTGAAAAGGAGATACATACTATATTAAAACGAACAATATGCTATCATTATTTATTAGACTATATACCAAAAGATAAACGAGATAAATATATAGTAAATGATGATATTAGGTGTCAAGTCGGGGGAAAAGCAATTCAAACCAAAGTGAATAGTATAATAAAAACTCCCGAACAAGTAAGTCAGACTATTACAACCACACGAATGACATCTTTGTTTAAAGACATAGTAGACTATTACAACCAACCATATAAATGCGAAGACCGTCCAAAGCGACGTCGTGGGTTATCATTTCCTTATAGATTGCTTTTAAGTTTATACTATAACAATAGAGTCCCCTATGTTTATACTCAAAAGAAGCAAAACATAGACCATGTGTTTGTATTTTCATCTGGTTGGGAAAATGACAATAAAATAGATTTGGATCGCATTGGTAATTTGATATTAATTGATGGTGAATTGAATAACAAACGTAGTAATAACTCTATTCAATATTATTACGATACCGTGCCAGATTTAATGAATTGTTTGAATTATCCAAGTATAGAAACATATGACAGCGTAGTAACCCACGATAAGAAATCTGTAACAATTAAAGACACAGATAATTTTAAAAAAATAACGGGTAATATAGAAAATATGTATATTGAGAATGCTGTAAAATGTATATTTGATATGTAACCCCTGTATTTTTATTGTTTATTTATCTTCATCATCACTATCTTCGTCACACCCATTGCCACATAGGTACTCTCCTGATCCCTTCATTTGAACTATATCATCCTCTTTACCACATAAGTCACATCCACCTTTTTGATTATTAGGCTCTTCTTCAATAAACAATATATCATTGAATCCATTGTCATTAAAATATCCATCACATAAGTTACATTTTAGCCATTGACCGGACGGTTCATATTCTTCTTCATTTTCCTTATCAAAATCTTCATCATCCGGGTATCTTTCACAATCCGTATTTTCACATAATTTATATGTGGGTTCGTCTTTGGTTTCACTGGATGGATTCATTATAATAATAAAATAATTATAATCATTATTGTGTACCCAGTAAAAAATCAATTTTATCACATTCATGAAAAATAAAAAAGAGGTATTATCCCCTTTTTTATTTTTATTTTTATTTAGATTATTACATAATAATTTACACGTACATTGCTAAGAAACTTTGATTTTGTGTTTTTTCACTACTATGAATTAGTAAATCGGCTTCTTTGGGATTAACTGTAAATGGAAAGCTCACCTCTAACTTAATATCCTTATCAAAGAGTGGGGTATCTTTCTTCATAAGTCTAAAGAGATTCAACTTAGTATGAATAATCTCTAAGCATCTCTTGAGATTTCTAACACCATCCTCTTCCTTAGTCATACATTCGCTCGCAACAATATGTTTGATGGTTTCATCTGGAATGATAACATCGCCTTCATTAAAGTTGACTTGTTCGCGAATTTTGGGAAGGAGATATTTGCGTGAGATAATCACCTTCTCAGCAGCATCGTACCCCTTGGTTTGAATACGATACATTCTATCACGAAGAATAGGATTGACCTTACTTTCGTCATTGTAACTGAAGATAAATAGACACTTACTTAGGTCGAAATTCACTTCAGAGAAGTACTTATCGTGAAATTCGCTATTTTGAGAAGTATCTGTCAAATGAGTTAGAATACCGATAATTTCTTCGCCACGTGGGGTATCACTCACCTTATCCAACTCATCAAAGTAAATGACTGGGTTCATTGACTTGCTATCAATCAAGGTTTGTACGATTTTACCCCAACTACTTCCCTCGTATGTGTATGAATGTCCTTCTAAGAAACTACTATCTCCAGTTCCACCAAGTGCGATGAAAGCAAAGTCGCGTCCAAGAATTTTACTAATCCCCTCTTTCACAAGTGTGGTCTTACCTGTACCCATAGGACCTTTGATAGCAATCGCAGTACCCATAGCAGATGGATTAGATATCCATTGTCCTACCATTTGCATGATTTGAAGCTTAGCATCATTTAATCCATATACACAGTCATCCAGAGTCGTAATAGCATTCTCCATATAATCGTGACACGCATCAATTCCATCTACCATTGAGATTGATAGATTACGGTAAATTCCGAAAGGAATACGCATAAATGTATCTACCCAATTTTTCACCTTGAAATACTCATTATCACCGACTTCCATCGACTTCAACATACTTAACTTTTGCATTGCGACTGCCTTGAATTTAGCAGGCATATTTGTATCAAGAAGAGCTAATCTATATGGCTTCTCAATATTCGTATGTGAGTTAATTTCCTTTAAGTGTTTCATAACTGTAAGTTGCTCTTTATTTGAAAGCTTCTTCTTGAAATAATCAATCTCATTGGTTCGTTTCTTGTCGGCATGAATTAGCTTATGATAATTTTTAGCATTAGTAACACGAGTGTTCTTTACCAATTCTTTAATAGACTCGTCATATCCACGAATAGCTTTTAGTAAAACCTTGCTCTTAGGATTATTATTCAGTTTTTTCAAAGTAGTATTTTTCAAATCAACCAATTCAAGGTAATCCTTTTCGGCATCTGCTAATTCAACCTCTTCTTCTGATGTATCTTTATGTTTGAATTGTTTTTTAGACTTCTTGTTTTTCTTCTTCTTTTCAGATGTGGGAACTTCAACTTCTTGATAATTTTCTTTCATAAATGTTTTCTCATCTTCACTATCACATTCAATATCGTCATCATCTTCGTTATATTCTTCATCATCTTCGTCACCTTGTCCGTCTACCAAAAGAATGTTGTAAAATCCATCGTCTGCGTCCTCGTCGTCGTATTCTTCAGAATCATCGTCAGAATCTTCTTCGGTTGAAGACTCATATTTGCGTGATTTCTTATTTTTTCCTTTGGATGAACTTGATTTTTCATTATTTTTCTTACTTGTGTATTTTTGTTCGAGTTTATCCGTTGTTTTGGCACGCTTATTCATATACTTTGACGGGAATATCTTAGAAACCAGTTTTTGTATTTCACTGCGACTAATTGAAGGTTCCTCACCATCTTCTTCGTCATCACTTTCTTCGTCATCACTTTCTTCGTCATCACTTTCTTCGTCATCACTTTCTTCAATATCTTCCTCTTCATACTTCCTATGTTTTTTAGGAGGTTCATATGTAGAGTCGCTTTCAGATTCCCATTCCGTTTCTTCACTGCTTTCAGAATCAGAATCTTTTGACTTACGTAGCTTCATCTTTTTATTAGAAGACTCCTTCTTATTGGTAGTCTTCTTAGATGAGGTTTTCTTGTCAATATTAGCTGGCATTGTATTAGGTTTAATATAATCTTTAAATAGTTGTGTTAAATAGTATATGAAAATAGTTTTCAATTTTTTAGATTATAGAAAATTGAAAAGAAGGATATAAAAATATAAACAGTATAATTATAGGGTTTAATTGCAAATATGACCGAATCGAAACAACCTTCTCGTATCATTGGTGTACAGTTTAGTATGTTATCACCTGAAGAAATTCGTAAGAATTCAGTGGTAGAAGTTACTACGCGTGATACATACATAAACAACAAACCTGTCCCTAATGGCTTATTCGATTCACGAATGGGTGTATTAGAACCAGGTATAATTTGTCCGACAGATGGATATACGTATATTGATACACCCGGTTACTTTGGACATATTGAGTTGGCGCGTCCCGTATTCTTCATTCAGCATATCAAAGAAATAATGAAAATCAGCAAAACAATTTGCTATAAATGTAGTAAATTACTAATCAATAAAAACGATCATAAACACGTAAATAACATGCCCTCTGACAAAAAATGGAACTATGTATATAATGCGGCTACAAAGGCTAAGCGTTGTGGTGAATTCTCTGAAAATGGGTGTGGTTGTAAACAACCAAGTAGTATAAAACTGGAAGGTATGGCTACAATTATGGCAACATGGGACAAAGTAGAGGCCGAAGATGGTGGTGAACCGACTTCCGTTCAACTACGTCTAACACCTGAAATCATTTTGAAAACGTTTCGTCGTATTTCAGATGAAGATGTATCATTTATGGGATTCAGTCCATTATGGTCTCGTCCAGATTGGATGGTTTGTCAAGTGTTACCCGTTCCCCCTCCTTCTATGCGTCCTTCTGTAAAGCATGACGCACAGCAAAGGAGTGAGGACGATTTGACCCACATTTACAGTAACATTATCAAGTACAATCGTGATTTGGCTGATAAAATTGCGAATGAGGCTTCTCCAAATGTGATTGAAGGCTTATCAACGCAGCTTCAGTATTTCATTGCGATGATTGTGAATAATAAAGTCAAGGGTGCGGATAGTTTGCGACAACGTTCTGGACGTCCTTTACAGTGTATTACTGGGCGTTTGAATAGTAAGGGTGGACGTATTCGTGGTAATCTTATGGGTAAGCGTGTTGATTTCAGTGCTCGTTCTGTTATTACTGGTGACCCCAATTTGTCTATCCGACAATTGGGTGTTCCCATGAAGATTGCCACAAATATTACCAAACCTATTACTGTAAATGACCGCAATCGCGACTTCTTGATGAAACTCGTTCAGAATGGTCCGGAAACATATCCCGGTGCCAAGATTCTTGAACGAAAAAATGGTGAAAATATTTCACTAAGGTACGTAGACCGACTTTCTATACGTCTTGAAAATGGAGACATCGTTCACCGTCACATGATGGATGGGGATGCTGTTCTCTTTAATAGACAACCCAGTCTTCATAGGATGAGTATGATGTGCCACATCGCTAAGATTATGAAGAAGGGTGACACATTTCGTATGAACGTCGCGGACACAAAACCTTACAATGCCGATCGACTGGTTGACTGCTTAACGCGCAGTCAACATATTATTTTCGCATAAAATAAAGATCAAGGTTGGCAACAGGGGGCCTTAAAAGGGTGCTACCTCCTAGTCGTTGTTTATAACAACGGCGACATACCTTGTTGTTCTGGGACGTCCTTAGAGCCTTAACTACCACCCTGTGATGGAAACGTCATAAGGGGAACACGGTTAGTAGCCGTACCCAATGGTAATAATGTTAAGGATTGGATAATCAGCAGCGTTACTGTCTAAGTCCGTTATGATAGGATATGACAGGCGTTCAGAGACTGAACGGGTATGGGTGAATGATGATAGCCTAATCAGCTTGAGTTTGCTTAAGATACAGTCCGGTCCACTGGGAAACCTTTGGAGTAAACCGTTTGATGGGGATAGATTTTGTCCCAAACAGGTGACCGCCCAATAAGTTGTAGATATACTTATTGGGGAAAACGGTGTAAATTCTACTGGTAGGTGTATTTCGCATAGGTACATTTTACTGATATAATCATCTAGTCATTCTTTAAAATAATAATATAAATATAACTCGCTCTCTATAATAAAATAAAAATGATATTAGATATTGGTGAAAAAGATAAAGTTGTTGGTCAAATTTATAAAATGACTAATACTACAAATGGAAAGGTTTATATAGGTCAAACACGTAGTCACAGGTTAAACCATAATAAATATAGACCATTTGGATATTTGGGAAGATTCAAAGATCACATTCATGAAGCATTTTCAAGCAAAAAAAAACAAAGTAAATGTTTGAATTCAGCTATACGAAAATACAGTCAAGATAGTTTTACTTGTGAATTAATACACACTTGCGATGTGGATGATTTAAACGAACAAGAAGAACAATCTATCATTGAATACAATTCAAAATATCCAAATGGCTATAATTTAACAAATGGCGGTAAGGCGTTTACTGATGTAAAAGGAAACTTTTGTTGGAGAGAAGAACTCCCTATGCCACCAAAGTTTTCAAAACCTCAACCTAAAAGTGACTATACAAAACAGTTGATTTCTGAACGGTTAAAATCAGCTCTTGATAATGAAGAATGTCGAGAGAAACGGATGAAACTAACTCAGACACAACATTTGACAAAAAAATATGACCTATTCAAAGATGTAGTAATAGTAGACGACGATATTGATAAATATATTCGGGTTATCAAAAACTATACGAATAACACTGAATATATCCGTATCGTCATTGATAAAAAACGAACAAATTTTGTAGGAAAACACGAACCAATAGATAAAATAAAAGAACGAGCGAAAAAATTTATATTAGATTTAAAAGAGTGGCAACGTAGCCAAATTGATAACGGGGAACTCTTTAGAGCCCATACTACCACCCCATAATGGAAACATAATGGGGGAACTCGGTTAATTGCCGAACCCAATGGTAAAAAAGTATGGGATTAGACAATCCGCAGCCAAGCTCCTAAGTCCGCTATGATAGGATATGGAGAAGGTTCAGAGACTAGACGGTTACGGGTCTTAAATGAAGGTTTAATCAACCGGATAAGGCACAAGGTATAGTCCGTCCCCTTAGGAGACTTTGGGGGTTTTGACAGCATATACGCAGTCAAAAAATAAAGGAAATGAATATGCATGCCCCACAAAATGTGTTGGCAGAAACAGAATTAAGGCATTTAGCAGCGATACCATATCAAGTAATAAGTCCTGCTGGAAATGCGCCGATAATCGGTATTTATCAAGACTCTTTGTTAGGGTCTTATCGTTTTACCCGCCCCAACATCTCATTCACACCACGTGATGTGATGAATTTACTGATGATGTATTCAAAGGTAGATACGGCAGCACTTCGCGAATTAAGCGAAAATAATAGTGGAAAAATCAAAAATTTCGATGTTCTAAGTCAGATATTGGCTCCCTTAACATTGAAATTCAAGACAAAATCATGGGATGAAGATGAAGATTATGCGACTTCCAATAACGTGTTAGAAATCCGCAATGGAAAGTATATTCGCGGACAAATTGAGAAGTCTGTATTAGGTTCTTCCACAAAAGGTATTATCCACAGAACTTTCAACGATTTTGGAAATATGTCTGCTTGTAATTTCATTGATGACCTTCAAAACATCATCACAGAATACATGAAGTCAAGTGCGTTTAGTGTAGGAATTAGTGATTTGGTTGCTAATAGAAAAACACAAGACTCCATTATTCACGAAATCGCAAAACAAAAACAAGAAGTTCAATCCCTCATTGAGAAAGTTCATAAGGGAACATTTGAAAACAATACTTCTCATACAAACAACGCACAATTTGAAACCAGTGTGAATAACATCCTGAATAAGGCAACCGAACAAGCTGGTAAAATCAGTCGTAAATCGCTTTCCAAAGACAACCGTTTCGTCATGATTGTCAACTCTGGTTCAAAGGGTACTCTTATCAACATTTCTCAGATGATTTCTTGTTTGGGACAGACCAATGTTGATGGAAAGCGTATTCCATATGGTTTTGAAAATAGAACTCTTCCACATTTCAATAAGTATGACGATTCTCCAGGTGCTCGTGGTTTCATTGAGAATTCCTATATTTCTGGATTGACAGCACCCGAATTGTTCTTCCATGCGATGGGTGGTCGTATTGGTCTTATTGATACTGCGGTAAAGACTTCTCAGACTGGTTATATCCAAAGAAGATTAATCAAGGGTCTGGAAGATTTAAAAGTAGAATATGATATGACCGTTCGTAATAACAAGGGCAAAATCATCCAATTCGCTTATGGGGACGATGGGTTTGAATCTACTAAGGTTGAAAATCAAATAATTCCAATTGTCGGTATGAGTTTGGAAGAAATCTACCTTCACTATGATATTGTAGGTTCTAACGATCAAAAACTTGAAATAAATAAGGTATTCACTAAGGGTGCTGCTACAAGGACACGAAAACAGGCAAAAGACACAAAGGATAAATGTAAGGAATATATTGAAAAAACAATTAAAAATCGTGATGATGTAGTAAAGTCAGTTTTCAAGAATAAAAATGACAACTGTGTTAATCTTCCAGTTGCTTTTCAAAATACAATTGCTAATATCCAAGGACAACTTCAATTGAATTCAAATACAACTGTGGATATCACTCCTATTGAGGCATTTGAGTTGATTGAAGAGTATTTCAACAAGCTTAAATTCGGTTATGTTGCTCCAAGTCCTCTTTTTGAAATCTTGTATTTCTTCTACTTAACTCCTAAGGATTTGCTTATTAACAAGAGATTTCATCGCAACGCGTTAGTCATTCTTTTGGAAAATGTCGTATTGAAATACAATCAGGCTATCGTTCATCCAGGAGAAATGGTAGGTGTTATTGCGGGTCAATCAATTGGTGAACCTACTACACAATTGACACTTAATACTTTCCATTTGAGTGGTGTAGCATCTAAGTCGAATGTAACTCGTGGCGTACCTCGTATTGAAGAAATATTACGACTTACTAAAAACCCTAAGCATCCTTCATTAACTGTTTACTTGCACCAAGTTGACGAACAAGACCAGGATAAGGCAAATCAATATTCAAACATGTTAGAACATACCAAATTGGTGGATGTAGTAAAATCCGTACAGATTTGTTTCGATCCGAATGATAAATCTACAAATATAATGGATGATTCCATAATGTTAGAAGAATTTTATGAATTTGAAGAAATGATTGATGAGTGTAATGGTGATAATGATAATGACCCATCAAAATCAAAATGGATTATCCGTATTGAAATGGATACTGAGACTCTACTTGATAAGAATATTACTATGGATGATATTCACTTTGCTATTACAAATAGTCACGGCGATGAAATATCTTGTGTATATTCTGATTACAATTCAGACAATTTGGTTTTCCGTATCCGTCTCAATGAGAAGATTCTCAAGGGAAAGAAACCATTAAATGGAATTGCTGATACATTAGACCAATCTGATGATATTTACATGCTTCGTATTTTCCAAGATAATCTGTTGAATAATATTGTTCTTCGTGGTATAAATGGTGTCACCAATGTGTTACCCAGAAAATTACAAAACTCTGTAGTCAAGGAGGATAGTAATTACGTTCACAAGGACATTTGGATTATGGATACAACTGGAAGTAATTTAATGGAAACTTTGGCATTGGATTTCATTGATTCCAATAGAACATTTGGTAACGATATCAAGGAAGCATTCAATGTTTTAGGTATTGAAGCCGCCAGACAAATCATCTACAATGAATTTGTTGAGGTGATGGAATTTAGTGGTGTCTATATTAACTATCATCATCTCAGTCTTCTTTGTGACCGTATGACATCAACTGAGAATATGGTTTCCATCTTCCGTTCAGGCATTTTGAATGATGATATTGGACCTATTTCCAAATCTACATTTGAAGTTCATACTGAGGTATTGTTGAACGCTTCTCGACATGCTGATTTCGACCATATGCGCGGTGTGTCCGCAAATGTGATGATGGGACAAATGGGTGTGTTTGGTACTGGTTCGTTCCAAGTAGTTTTGGATATGGAACAAATGAAGAATGTACCAACCGCAGATGTAATGAAGAAAGATAATGATAAAGAAATAGAAAAAATGTTCGGTTCGTTGGAAGATAGCAGTGAAGTATGTTCTAAGAACAATGTGACAATTAAAAATAATTTAGACGCAATCAAAAATAGTGATATGGGTGTATGTGATGATGGATATGATGCTGGATTTTAAATTTGATAAAAATAGTAAAATATAAAAAAATAATAGTTTAATAATTATTATTTTTTTTGTAATGATTTATTCAAAAACCAAAGAAATTTGGTCCAAATAACTTTCAAAATCCATATTGTTATCAATATAATTTTCTGGATTTTCTAATAAATCTCCAAATCCTTCCAAATCATATAATGGACGTTGAGGAGTAACCATACGATATTCAGGGCATCGTTTAGAAGTGGCTGGACTACGAATAAAGAAGAAACGGTCTTTCGATGGATTTCCGCCCAATAGTACCCAATCTATTTTCAAATTGAGATTTTCAAGAGGAGACTGAGAGAATAACATAATCGGTAATTTCAAATCAGATGCTAACATCCATATATCAAGCGTTGTCAAATAATATTCTTCGCTCATAATCAAATCTTCCATGGAAAGTTTGTTCTGAATGACCTTATTTATCATAGATAGTTTACCATTTTGTTTACGTAATATGTCGTAAACTTTGGATTTATGACTCTCTACATATTTGCTATATAGTTGAGTTAACCGTTTTTTTATGTCACTAATTTCGATTTCTTTATCATTATGTGTTTGAAAAATCATCTGTACTAAATAATAACTACAAGTATGCGAACACTGATATATAGTTTCATTTGAATCCTCCGGAAAAATCTGTTTCCATTTACTTTGACTGTTACCAATAACTTCATTTAATTCTTGTTTTACACATTGTCCTAATTGGGAGGTTTCATCTTCAGTTTCAGTGTCTTCTTGTTGAGAAAGTCTTATCTCAGACGAATATTTTTGTGTAATTGCGGGTTCGGCATTGTCAAAATTTAGATTGCGAATATATTTATTTGTATAAAAAGGTTCAAGATTTTCCCAATACTCATCAGTTAATACAGATTGTAATAGGATCACTTCGTTTTTATTGACTTTGTAATCAACAGTACCTATATTCAAGTATTTTTTGGGCTCTAACATAAATAAACGTACACGTCTGTATCGTAAAAGCTCATCTGAGATTCGTCCAAAATATAATTTTTCATTGTCAATTCCACTCATTAAGTTTTTACTGGGAATAAGAAGACGTTTGTTATTATTTTTGACAATACAGTAGGGTTTATCACGATTATTGTCCGTACAAATGCTAACATCATCCATATTTTTTAATACATCTTCGTCAATGTCGTTAAATGAAACAGTATTCCGTAAAAGATATTTGAGAAGTATTTCTAATTTTTGTAGTTTAATACGATATAAGTAGCGATTATCATTTAAGATTGTAATAATTTTGTCTTTTAATGTTGAATAAAGTGGGTCATTCAATACTATTCTTATTGTTGTTTTGAATGATGAATAGAATTGTGTCTCCAGACGGATGTTTCGAACAACATTATTTCTCTGTGTATCTTCAGAACTGCTCGTTTGTATAGTTTTATCTGCTTCAAAATATCCATCATCGGTATATCCTTTCACCTTGATAATATCAATACCATCATCTACATCATTATTAATAGGTGGGTTTATTTGTAAAATCTGATTTGTTTCAGTTAAAATACCGACAATAAGCCCGTCTTCTACAACCTTTAATAATGGTTTGCATAATATCTCATTTTGCGTATTATCTTGTATTTGAAATAACATATCTCGTGTAGTAACATAGTCCGTCCATTGGATATTATCCATATATTGAATAGGAATATCAGGTAAAACCGACGAGGGAAGACACGGTATAAATACACTATTCGTATTTACATCTGATATACGTACTATAACCCCAATAATTTTACCTCTATAATTGGATACTTGATAATCAACAATATATTGATATTTTTGTAAAATGTCATACATAGTACCAGCTATTATGTTTTGTTTATAATTATATTCCTTTGGCATACTGGGTAATGGTTTACAATACTTGTTTTGTGTATTTTGAATTTTCTTCAATGTTTTACGTAACTCAGGAAGATTCTCTTGGTTACCAAAGGTTGATATACGTTTTACAGTATTTATATCATCTGTGTTATCATATACCGAAATAATCCCGTAATAGTTTTCTTGCTCTACTAAAATAAGGGTATTTTTATTTTTATCGTGTAGTTTTGAGCTGTATGAATTTGTAGGACATATCAATTCCACATTATCAGTAATGTCATTATCAGTAACACTTAAAATAACAAGATTCAGACCATTTGGGAATAATTTGGTATTAGGTGATGTAACAATGTCCCATAAATATACGTAATCTATCCAAGAATCATCATCCCGTAAATATTCCAAGAATTTCGCAAACGAAGCAACAGTATGTTCGTAAAAGTCCATTTGTGCGGGTATACTATCATCAAGTGATTTATAAAAAATACTATCGTAATGCTCGTTTAAAAAGTCATCTTTTACACGTCTATTTTTTGGTTGGAATGTAGACGTTAATGAGCCATTATGATATTGTAAAAACATGTCTAATGTAATAGAATCGGCAATTATGTTTCGCATTTCAGATATGGTAGGTACAGGCAATTCTTTGGTGTTATATTCGTTCATATCTGCGTAAGTCCTTGCGATACACCCTATAAAAGATTGATGATATTTACGTTCTACTGTATATAATAAATAGGCTCGTTGATTCTCTTTTAATTTTTGTGGATTTTCTGTAGATATCATGGATTGATAATTTACATCTAAGAATAGTTGGACCGAGCGAGGTAGATAAACCCATATACCTTCTTTTTCGAAAAACGACAATTTTGAAAAGTACCGTATTGTAGTAATATCCTCTGGTGCTTGTTTTAAACTTTTCATAGATTTTTCAGGTTTGATTTGTTTTGCTTCGA